GACCACCGAGCAAGTCCTTGACGACTGACATCCTGACGCGGTTGGTGAACTCGCAATAACCCTGGAAGTGGTAGGTCCCGCTGGCTCCCACTTCCTCCTGGTACACCAGGTATTCCATCTTTGTAGCATCAAACATTATCAGGCCAGTGGGGTTGTTCAAGGTGAACACAACGTTCCGATACTGTGCCATACTGGTTTTGTGACAAAAGGCTAGCCTTTTTCACGGGATTTAATGACCTAGATTTTTAAATCTAGGTTTGGCTATGCCGACTTCCTAATATAGACATCCGTCTCAGACACACATTAGTGTTACAAAATTTTTCCTCCCCGAGAGGCATTGTGCTCTCGAGATAGGCACTAATCGACTGCGGCCCTTCGGGCCTCCGTGATGAAACAGCAGGCAGGGGGTGGGGCTCGGCTCACCCTTTTCAAGGGTGAGCCAGAAGTGCAGGGTAATACTTACCTGCACTTCTGGCTCTGAAAAAAAATGCTGCAAATGGGCCCTTCGGGCCGCCTATTAAAAGGTACCTTACATAGGCAATTCACTGATTGGTGATGTGGGACCAGGCGCGACGTGCCGTCGACGCATCCCAAAAGCTGCAAGCAGCTTTTTGGGGGGTAGATAATTAACTAGGGGTTTTCGTCGAAAAATGAAGTTCAGAACTTGTGCCAGTGGCAGTTGCAGTAGCAAGGCCCTTGGAGTTGTGTTTCACTAACTCAATTGCAAAGCCTTTCAGGATGATGATGCGACGCACAAACAAGAATTACCGAGTCCACTTGGGGTACACCCCATCTGAGACACTCCGTTTAGCCCCTCGGAGGGCACCGATGAAAGCAAAACGACGCTATGTGAGAGGAAGGGACAGGGTTGGTGGTTATTATGGCCGCTTCACCCCAGGAGCTGGGGAACTGAAGTTCCACGATGTGGACCTCGACGACGCAACCATCGCAGCTGGCGGTACGATCACTCCCACCATCTGTGCCATCCCACAAGGTGTGACAGAAAGCGAAAGGATTGGACGCAAATGCACCATCACACAAATCATGTGGAAATGGAGAGTGACCCTACCGAACCTCGCTGAAGTTACCAATCCCAACGACGGCAACACCTTCCGCTTGATCTTGTACCAAGACAAGCAATGCAACGGGGCAACCGCATTAGCCCTTGACATCCTCGAAACCGCAGAAGTCCACGGTTTCAGAAATTTGGCCAACACCGGCAGGTTCAACATCCTGTACGACAAACTGTGGGCACAAAACTACATTGGAGTGGCCTCCGAGATGTCCGGCAACCTTTCTCAACTGGCCGTGATCAAAGAAGGGACATTCTACAAAAAGGGATGCAGCATCCCACTGGAGTTCAATGCAAGCACAGGTGCAATCACCGAAATCCGGTCGAACAACATTGGTGTTCTGGTCATGGGACTATTCAACAAAGGTGTACTCACCTCCAATGTCAGACTCAGGTTTTCAGACAATTGAGTACATCTGCCAGTGGCAGTTCCTCATGTTTATTGATTCTCAATAAAGAATAATTGCCTCATCCGGAGCATTTTCCTTCCACCAGGTCGGTGGTTGCTCAATGCTCCCGCCCTCATAGTACATCACGACAGAAGTAAATCGCCTGGCCAATGCAAGGTACTGTGAGGCACGATTCTCCCATTTATACCAATCCTTGGGGAGGATGTTGGTGGTAACGAAAACCTCGTTGGGGAGCCACCAAGTGTGGCTCCCCTTGGTGGGAACAAGAACAGGGTAGCGGTCCAAAAGTCTAAGCAGACTGGACAAGGAGATGTGGGAAGCAGCACCCGCGAAGTCGTCCAGAAGGACCCTGGAGTGTCCATCAAAAGTGTCGTACCACATGGTCCCATTGTTAAGTGGAGCGACATAGAATGAGGTGTCGTCTCCAAAGCGGTCCACGACCTCTCGTGTCTTTCCAAGACCCGTCGTGCCATACAGCAAGGTAACTCGGAGATCCAAGTCTCTAGTAGGCCTGTTCAGTTGGGTGAGCGTGTCATAAAACTTGGGGTAACGGGCGAGGATAGGATAGTGATCATCCACGAGATCCCTCTTTCTCTTGCCAGCCATCACGAGGTCTTTGAAAGTTTCTAAATCAACTCTCTTACCCTGAAGCCGACGTTGCCCATACTCATATGGTATGGTGTGCGCCACTCTGGTGTCGTCCTTGGTGGAATAGGCGATCGCCTGGTCCTGGGTTCCACGGCGGACTTCAATGTGCACGGTGGGACCACCGAGCAAGTCCTTGACGACTGACATCCTGACGCGGTTGGTGAACTCGCAATAACCCTGGAAGTGGTAGGTCCCGCTGGCTC